TTACGAGGTTCGGCGCATATATGAATTTTGCGAAAAGAACTTTCTAATCAAGGAGAGATGGCAGTCACTCAATGACGAGAAGACTAAATTTTGTATAGCCTATCAATTTTTTGACCGCAACGACAAGCGCAAGATAGGCGGCAAGTATTGGGCGAAATTTATCTGTAATGGCTCAGTGATTCCGCCGCATATACTTGACAAAGAGCTGGACATTATTCAAACAAACATCAATAAAGGGGAGGACATCTAATGCCATTAAAGAAGGGTAAAAGTAGAGCCACGATTTCCAGTAATATTTCAGAAATGAAAAAAGCAGGTTACCCCAGGGCCCAAGCTATTGCAGCATCTTTGAACAAGGCTGGGAAGGGGAAGAAGAAAGCAGCTCCTAAGGAAAAGTCGACTAATCGTAAAAAAGGTTACTAAACAGAATTTCATCAAGCAGGTTAAAAAGCTTGCATTAGTGTATATATCTTGTTAAATTATGAATGATTATTCTTCATTATGAATAGTTATGTGAATTGAGCACATTAAAAATTCAAGTTGTCACGCACCTATGCGGAAAAATAGGCGCTAGTCCTCGTAAAGACGTTGTTACCGAGTGTACGGGAAATACACATTAGAGGTTGAAACATGGCAGAAGAAGAGATTTTGCAGAACGAAACGATTGAGCGAGTGGAAGCGCCTAGCGAAAAGATGCTGCCGCAATCTCAAGTTGATGACATTGTTGGTCGTCGCGTAGCCGAGGCGCAAGCCAGGGCTAGACAGCAAGCACAGCAAGAGCATGAGGGTGAACTTCAACGTATGCGCGAAGAGCAAAACAAGGCTCAAGCGTACGGCGATGGGGGTTCTCGCGAGGCGGATGCTGATGCTATATACCAGCAGGTGCAAGAGAAATTTAATCAAGAAATGCAAAAGAAAGCATTTGAAGACGAGATTTCACGAGTAGCACAGTCATATCAACAAAAAGTTTCAGCAGCGAAAGGCGGCTATAGTGATTTTGACGAGATAACAGCGAATTTTGATCCGACCGAGTTCCCGCAATTAGTTTATCTAGTTGCAAATATGGAAAACGCAGGCGACATCATTTACGACATCTCTAAAAACCCCTCAAAGCTCGCGACTCTGAATCAGCTTGCTAAAGAAAGTCCACGGTTTGCTCAGGCAGAGTTAGGAAAGTTATCTAAATCAATTTCAGATAACAAGCTGGCTCAGCAAGAAGCAGCAGGACAGCAAGTTGATGCACCCTTAGGCCGTTTACAACCATCGCAAATAAGTGGTAACAACGGCAAGATGGGCATTCGCGACTTCAAAAAACAACCTTGGCTTCGCGGATAATCTAAAATTGTCGTTGTAATAATTCAATTAATTTGGAGAAATTACGATGGCTGATATTCTACAACAGGTAACTACATACAATGACGGCGGTTTAGCGCTGTTACAAAACCTTTTCTGTTTCATTAACAAATCAAACAAGAAATTCAAAGACTTTGACAAATCTGAGCCTGCTAACCAAGGTTCATCGGTAAGCTTTGACATTCCTCCTCGGATGACTGCTAACAACTCTTTGATTGCTAGCTTTCAAGATGTTGAGCAGCGAGTTCAAACATTAACGGTTGACCAAGCAGCGTCTGTCTCTTATGACTTTACTGCTGGGCAATTCATTTTCAATGTTCGCGATTACATGGAAAAATTCGGCAAGAGCGCTATTGCTGAAATTGGCTCTAAGGTTGAGGCTAACATTGCGACTTTGGCTAAAACTAATACCTACCGCTTTTTCGGCGATGGTGTTACCCCAATTAATAGCCAGCTTCAATTGGCTAATGCTTTAGCTTACTTTCGTAACTTCGGTACAGTTCGCACAAACACTGTTGGCATTCTGTCTGATTTGACATTCCCCGGAATCGTTAACTCAATGGCTAACCAGTTCGCGCCTTCAAGAAATGAAGATGTTGTTAATAGCTGGGAAATTGGAAACTTCAGCGATTGCGAATGGTATCAATCTAACTTGCTAGCTACTCACACAGCAGGAACAGAGGGCGCGCAAGGCTCTACATTGACCGTTGTTAGTGTTGTCAAGAATGCAGCTAATGCAGTTACATCTATTGTATTCTCTGGCACAAGTGCTGCTGCTGATGCTGATTCAGTAAAAGATCTGGATAAATTCCAATTCAGCGACGGCGTTTCTGGTCAACCAAACATGCGTTTCTTAACTCAGTTCGGTCATGAGGTTTCCCAATCTCCTGTGCAGTTCAGAGCGACAGCAGACGCGGCATCAACTGGTGCTTCACAGGTTACAGTTTCAGTTTTCCCACCGCTGCAAGCAGCGGCTGGCCAAGCTCAAAATGTAAATAATGAAATTGCTGCTGGTATGCAGGTCACTGTATTACCTTCGCATCGCTGTGGTTTGATTTACTCGGGCGACCCATTGTATTTAGCTATGCCAAGATTGCCTGAAGAAGTTCCTTTCCCAACTGCAAATCAGATGGATAAAGATTCTGGTTGTTCTATTCGTCAATACTACGGTTCGTTATTCGGCCAAAACCAACGTGCCATGGTCCATGATGTGATTTGGGGAAGTACGCTGGTCGAAGACTACGCAATGATGGTGGCCCTACCACTTTAGTACACGATTGTGATATGACGTGATGCCCTTTTTTATTAAGGGGCATCGTGCCTAGAGATACAAAAAAAATTTTGGAGAATTTAAAATGACTAATGTTCCTGTTGTAAATGACGGCATCCTATACGTTAACGGTCTAGACCTTGCGTGGACTGCTGATGAAACTATCAGCATGGCTGCTGGCGCTGCTAGAAACTCTGCAAATGTTAATGACATTGTATTGGCTTCAGCGGTTTCTATTAATAACACTACCAATGGCGCTAATGGTTTAGATACTGGCTCAGTAGCTAATAGCACAATGTACGCTGTTTACTTAATCGGCGACTCGACTGGTTATCAAGCAACTGCTGGCATTATGTCCGCTGACTTTGATTCACCGCTGTTACCATTCGGTTATGATATGTATCGTCGCGTAGGCGCTGTGCGGACTGACGGTACTGCTGACAATTTGTTGTTCTGGCAAAATGGCGTTGGCCAATCTCGTAGTTATTACTATGATGTTGGTATTAGTGAATTATCTGGCGGCTCATCTACAACCTATGCTGAAGTAGATTTAGCGACCAGCGTTCCACCAATTGCAACTAACGTTTTATTTGCGGTAACTTACACCCCAAATGGCGCGACCGATGTAGCTGAATTTATACCGTTTGGTTCTACAGCAACTACCGGCGTCGTTCGTTTTGGTTATGGTGTTGCTGGTGCTCAGGTTGGCATGGCAACCATTCCATGTCGATTAGACTCAGCTATTCCAAAAGTTGAATATAAAGTGACATCGGGTGACGCGTTAACTTTACTAGTTATGGGTTATGAAGATCGCTTATAACTAATTGACAGATAGGAGCCGTTAGCATGGTTGAAACTACGAATCAGCTTATTTCGAATGCATACTTTGAAAGTGGTATTGTATCTCGAGAGTTTGAAAGCGTTTCCGGTCCCCCGATTGCTAACGGCCTCATTTGGTTAAATGAGATTTTAGGTAGAATGGTTGTCGACCAAACTATGATACCGTACGAGTCTACATTCAGTTTTAACGCTGTGATTGGACAGGAAGAGTATCCAATAACTGATATCGTATCCATTGATACGCTTACTTTTATAAAGGATGCTGTTCGTTACTCGATGAGATACACGGCAAGAAATGAGTATTTCGGTAGCCCTAGGGTCGAAAACATTTCATCATTACCCTTCACTTGGTATTTTGAAAGAGAATTCGGCGGCGGCAAAATATACATGTATTTTCAGCCTGACCAAGCTTATCCAGTTACTGTTCACGGCTTGTTTCGTCTTAGCGAAGTAGCTCTACAGCAAGATTTATCGTTGACCTTAGATAACTTTTATCGAACTTATTTACGCTATTCATTAGCTGAAAAGATATGCGTTGAATTCAAGCTACCGGTCCCGGCTGGCGTTCAAAAGTATTTAGAGATTTATACAGGCCTTATTAAGAAACGCTCTAGACCGCTTGATTTGAGCTCAACAAAGGTTTCAACTTTACAGCGTCAAGGCGGATTAACTTGGGCTGATGTCAATCTCGGTAGAGGCTGGCGACCAATTTAGGAGGTGCAGGAATGCCGAACACGCCCGTACCCATTAATGTAGTTGGTAGCTCAAAGTTTGGAATATACCCAAAGATTTCACTCGAAAAGACCTTAAACATGTATGTGTCTGATGATTGGTTAATCAATTATTATGGCTACAAGCTTGCGCAAATGTACTCGACTGTAGGAAGTGGGAGAGGCATCTATTATTCAACACGATTGAGAATATTTGTTTTCATTGCTGGCACTGCGGTTTTCATTGTAAACGAAGGTCTTGGGGCCACGCAGGTTGGGAACATTGGTAATGCTACTGATGGCATCTCAATTGCAGAAAACTTAGCTGGCCAGATTGCTATCTGTGACCAGAATGATATTTATATTATTGATACGACTAATGCGTTCACGCTAACAAAACAGGTGTGGGGCGGCGTTGGTGTACCGGCGGCAACCGTAATCCCCGGTTATGTTTTTTATCACAACACATATTTTATTGTAACCTCAACGCCAGGCAGCACTAATTCAAGCTCTTGGTACATATTCAAGCCAAATACTGGCGATAATACCCTAATAGAGCTAGTCGACAGTGGTGCAGACGAAGGCATTAAAGCCATACAGACAAAGCCAGACGTATGTATTGCGGGCGCTAGAATCCCTGGTGGCGGCAATAACATTCTATTGCTCGGCTCAACAGTCGGCGAGATGTGGACACAAATAGGGGACGTTACATTCTACCGTCGCGTACAGTCATGGAACCTAGATTTTGGTATCGCATCAATTGAGACGTTAGCGACTGATGAAAAATACCTAATGTTCCTAGCCAAGAATTCATCCAATAAATATTTTATAGTCCTCATGGAAGGCAATAGCTGGAAAGCGGTGGGAACCGATGGAATCGACCACTTAATCGAAAATTTAAAGGCGCCAGAGACATCTAGTGCATTTTTCTATAGGCAAGATGGACACCTTTTCTATCAAATAACATTCTTTGATTCACGTGACAACATCTCATTGTTCTATGACGTCAAAGTTGATGCGTTTTATGATACTTGCGACGAAAAGTATGACTATCACCCAGCTAGGCAATGCATCTCGTTCGACAACAAAGCGTATTTTATCTCATTAAATGACGCTGGCTTGTATGAAATGAATAGCGAATACACTACATATAATTATAACCTGCCAGATAATAACGACGAAGAAAATGGCAATGCTGATGATACCGGGTTTATAATTCCAAGAATCAGAACAATGAAAGCTGTTCGAAAAACTAATTACAGCATTTATACTGCTATTCGCTTCAGGTTTTGGCTTGAACAAGGAATAACAGACTTTAGCACCCTAGCTGCAAACACGGAAATATGTGATGGTGCGCTAATCACCGAGGACGGTGTAGATTTTATCATTACTGAAGATGGCGACACTCTCCTGGGTGAAGGTGGATTTTGCTACCCCAACCTTGAGCGCCCGGCTGTTGACCTATCATTTTCTAAAAATGGCGGTCAATCTTTCAGTAACATCGTAAGAAATTACATGAATACACAGGGTAATCACCGCAATCAAATGACCTGGAACGAGCTAGGTTTTTGCAATGAAATAGTATTAAGATTGAGGTTTATTAGTCTTAACAGATTTGTATGCGGCCCCGGTGAGCTGGAGATATCAGAATGAGCGTATCATCACTGCCTCCCTTTTATGACATGCCGTTTACCGATGATGGCGGACATTTAACGACTGATGCTCAACTATATATGGATCAGACGTTCCAAACATTAGATGTTGTTGTCGAGTTTTTTAATCTCGGCGTTCAGATGCCGCAATTTACTAACGCACAGATTGTAGTCATAGCTCAACAATCAACTGTACCCTTAGGAACCATGTGGTACGATACAACTAACAACAAGCTGGTTGTGAAGACAAAAGCAATTCTGCCGTGGATAGAAACGATCACAAGCGTATAAGGATTTTAAAATGGTTAGTCTTTCAGATTTTAATTTATTCAACATGGGTGGCAATAAGCAGCAAAGCCCATTTGATGCTGCCGCACCTTATTATAAAAAGTCTGAGGATGCGATCAAGGGCTTTGCGAAGACCTACACAGACAGGGGAGACGCTCAGTATGAAGGTCTGAACGAGCAATATGCATCGATGATGAATGACCCCGCTGCATTTCTTGAGCAAATCATGGGTGGCTATAAGCAATCATCTGGATATCAAAGATCACTTGATGAGGCGCTTGGCGCCGCTAGCGCCGCTGCATCTGCTGGTGGATATAGCGGCTTACCTTCAGACCAGCAAGGTCAAGGCAGGCTAGCATCATCCATGATGAATGACGACATGAGTCGTTACATACAGCAGGTTTTGGGAATTCAGGACCGTGGTACTGGCGGAAGCCAAGGTTTCTATGATCAAGGTTACGGTGCCGCAAAAAGTGCATCAAGTGACATGTCCAACTTGTTTGGATCCCAAGGCTCAGCGGCATTTGGGCAGGCTCGACAAGATCAACAAAGTCAGCAAGACATGCAAAAAATGATTGCTCAGGTGATTGGCATGGCCGGAGGTGCGGCAATCGGTGGTCCCGCGGGCGCGGCGGCGGGTAGTTCAGCGGCTTCAACTTTCTTTTAAGGATCTAAAATGGCTTATCAACCGATCAATTATGCTGGAATTGCTCCAATAGAAAATACGGGTATGTCTCAATTTTCGGATATGTTTAGTAAAGCTATTAATGCTGGGTCGATGCCGCAGCGACGAAGCCAAGAGATGCAAGCGGCTGAGTTGGCGAATGCTTTATCTCAAGTAAAGTTAGGCGCAGCCCCAGAGCAAATGAATCTCGAGCAAGAGCTAATGAAAGCTAAGATAGCGCAGGCTAAACAGCGACAGGAATTTGCGCCAGACATTTTTAGCCGTGCGCTTGAGGGCTTTAAGAAAGCGCAGGGTGAATATGCGGAGGATGACCCCCGGCTTGAGCAATATGCCAATTATGTTGATAACATGTCTAAGGGTAAAGAGGGCATCACAATTGAAATGGACCCAATAACCAATCAACCAAGAATCAGCATTGGCGGAAGCGGGAAAGGGGGGGGAGGGCTGCATCAAACCAACAATCAATTTATTTCTCAATTGACACCGACCCAGCAAACCGCAATTCAGAAAAAAATTGATTCCGCTGAAGCATTAAGTAAATTGATTGGTAAGCTCGGCCCGCTTGGAGATTACAATACTGCTGGCGGAAAAATTAAACTATGGGCGCAGCAAGCGCTAAATACATATGGTGGCGCAAACTTTAAGTCACCGTCAGAATATGCCAAAGCCGACACAGCGTCCAAAAAGACGATTGAACAAGAGATGACTAGTGGCGGCTTATCTAAAGACAAAGAAACCACTCACATGGTTAAAACCATGTATCAGCCTGCGAAGGGTGAAACAAAAGAGCAATTCCTTGAAAGAATGGCCGATCTTACGGAAATGGCCGATGATATCGTTAAGACTGGCAAAAAAGGTCTTTTTGGTGGGATTAGAGGTGATAAGTCTGAATTTCAGGAAACCGAAACTGTAGACGTTGAAATGCCTACCTTCTCATCACGAGAAGATGCACGTAAATATTTATCTTCTCTTTCTCCAGAAGATCGCCAAAAAGCGCGCCAGAAAATGTTAGGACGGTAATATGTATAAGCTAACCGAAGAAGACTTTGACGCAGTAGAAACTAATTCTGGCGGTTATACGTTGACCGAGGAAGACTTTGATGCGGTAGAGCAAGAGACAACGCAGCCTAGAACCGGTTGGTCAGGATTCGGCAAGGACATTTTTGACGAAGTCTCGGCCATACCTGGCATGATTCCTCAAATCCCTGGTGCGCTTTATGAAGAGGGTAAAGGCGCTCTAAATCAAATAACAACCGACCCGCTTAGCGCAGCTAGCGAAGTCCCTATTAGCCTTGTTGAAGCGTTTGAAGGTATGTACAACATCCTACCCAGAGCAGGCAAAGAGGCAAGAAGGCAAAATATTCCGGGCTTAAAGTATCTGTCTAACCTGGGCGAAAGC